ATATGTACAGGGTGTGACCACATTGGGCACAGCTTGCATTGGTCAAAAAATTGATGGTGCATTACATAATGGTGGCAACGATTCCATAGTTAGCAATGACTTCACCCAGGTGCTCAGCGACGGTATCGGCGCATGGATTACCAATAATGGTCGTGCAGAACTTGTTTCTGTGTTTGCTTACTACAATCACATAGCATATCTAGCAGAAAACGGCGGCAGAATCAGAGCTACCAACGGCAACAATTCCTATGGTGATTTTGGTTCTGTGGCAGAAGGATTTGACGCAACGGAAACACCAGACACCGGCATAGTAGACAACAGACTACAGTTTGAAGCAGTAATTGATCGTGTTATCACTGATGGATCTGCACTGCTACAAATAGAATTCCAAAATGCAGGTATAGACTACACAGAAGTTAATTATACGCTCACAGGTGGTGGCAGCGGACAAGTTGTTGAAACTGACGAGTTCCGTGACGATGCTGTATTTGAAATTCGCATGTTGGATCTTATAGATGACAGTACCAATGCTCCAGAGGCCGACGGCAATCTCGGAGGCTTTGGTTATATCACCAACTCCAACACTGCACAGGGTGGTACATCAACGTCTGTTACCATTGCTGCCACAGACGGAGAATCCAGCACTGCTTACATAGGTATGAAAATTGTGATCACAGGTGGTGCAGGCGTTGGCCAGTTTGGTATCATCAACACATATAATTCAGGTACTAAAGTGGCCGGATTGATCAAAGAATCAGACGGCACAGCAGGATTTGATCATTTAATAGCAGGCACAACAATTGCATCACCCGATGCGTCTACCACATATATCATTGAACCAAGAGTCACATTTACTGCACCTGGCTATACTTCTACAGCGGCCACACTGCCAACTTCAGGAGACTGGACCGCAGTGAAATACGGTGAAACCGCCGCAGTGTATACCACACTAACAGGTACTTACACAGGTTCCGGCTTAGGTGCTACTTTCACAGTGATACGCAATGGATGGAAATACACACCATCTGTGCAGGCTGCAGGCACAGGTTATACTAGATTGCAAACCATAACAATTTTAGGTACCAGCCTAGGCGGCACCACAACTACTAATGATCTAGTGATCACAATCACAGCAGTGAATTCAACCACAGGCGCTATCATAGACTTTGATCATTCAGGCTACGGCATAGGTGGTAGATATGTGGCAATAAGAGGAAGTAGCACAGTAGGTGCAACCTCAGAAGACGGAGTATCATGGACCACAAGAACCAGCTTGATGCCTAGTGTGGAAACCTGGTCAGCTATGGCTGCAGGCCTGTTTGACGACAATTCTTCTTTAAGTAAAGTCAGCAGATTCGTAGCAGTAGCAGGAGTTGCCGCTAACACCAAAGGCGCATACAGTGACGACGGTATTACTTGGTCAGCAACTAGCATGGTAACGTCTGCTGCATGGGTTGATGTGGCATTTGGTGCACAAAAATTCGTGGCAGTCAGCAGTGATGTAACCACAGTACGAATCAGTAACGACGGCGAAAACTGGGATCAAACTGGAACGTTGACCACAACTGGATTCACAGCAATTGCCTACGGTAAAAACAGATTTGTAGCCATAAAGAGAGGTAGCTCAGTGGCCAATTATGCTACTTCAACCACAGTCACAGGCACTTGGACTGCAGGTGCATTGCCTAGTTCATCAAACTGGGAAAGCATTGCCTACGGTAACAACAGATTTGTTGCTATTTCAAATACCAACGGCGCAATTGCAGCTTATAGTCTAGACGGTATAACTTGGACAGCCAGCACACTACCGGCCACAGCAGATTGGTACAAAGTCACTTACGGCCAAGGAGTATTCCTTGCTGTGAGCGAATCCACAGCAGCAGCAACATCACCAGATGGCATTACTTGGACTACAAGAACCACATCTACAGCAGCCAGCGGTTTCAACTCAATCACTTTTGGTAATAGAGACAGATACGGCTTGTTTGTGGGAGTTGGGGCCAGCACTGGTACTGTAGCCACATATATCAGAACAGGAGCCACAACTAGAGGNCGAGCCAAAGTGGCTGCTGAAAAACTGTTCCAGGTCAATATCACAGAACCTGGATCAGGCTATACCACTGTGCCTACAATCACATTCACTGATCCCAACAACACATTTGAATCTCCTGTAACAGTGAGGAAGAACAGTGGCGTATTAGCTAATCCTAGCTTTGTGAACAGAGGCACACAGTTTGTCACAGGCAGCGGTGAAGTAAACACCGGTGATGGTTATTCAGATCTGTTTCAATCTGGCACGTTTGTGGCCAGCCGCAGACTCAATCAACGACCTACACCAGGTTCCAATGTGGTATTCAGTCATTTACCTGACAGAGTGTTTAAGTTAGTGAATGTGGTGACTTTCCTCGGAGACAATGAAGGATCTCACACAGCGTTTCTACAGCTGAGTCCTACTCTAACTATATCAGAAGCGCCACCCGACGGTGCAGCCATCACTATGCGACTGAAATACAGCCAAGTTCGACTCACTGGACACGACTTCTTAGACATAGGTACAGGCAGTTTTATTGATACCAATTATCCAGGATTGCCACTGCAACCGGCAATTCCTGCAAATGAAGCTGTGGAATCAGGCGGTGGGCGAGTGTTCTTTACAAGCACGGATCAAGACGGTAACTTCCGAGTTGGCGATTTGTTTGCCATTGAACAAAGCACTGGTGTTGCTACCTTGAATGCAGATGCGTTTAATATTTCAGGTCTGCAAGAACTTAACCTAGGCAACGTAACACTGGGTGGAGGATCAGCTACTATCACGGAATTTTCAACAGATCCGTTCTTTACCGCTGATTCAGATAATATTGTGCCCACACAACGAGCAATCAAAGCATATATCGCAGGCCAAATTGGTGGCGGTGGTGCTAGCTTGAACGTGAACTCCGTGACAGCAGGTAGTATTTTTATCAGCTCAAACGTGATAACTACTGTGACAACAGGACCAATCAAGATGAATGCAGTCTTTGAGTTCAGAGGCGGGGTTATTGGATTACCGATAGCGTTCAATTACTTTTTAACATAAATATATACATGGAGAATACATTATGGCAACAGGAAGACTAGGAGTAGCAAATCTATCAGCGGCGACCAATACCACGGTATACGATGTACCAGACAGTACATTTGCAGTGGTAACACTCAGCATATGCAATCGCAGCGCATCAGCAGTCACTATTCAAGTGGCAATTTGCACTGCGGCAACGGCAGCAACCCCGGACGTTTCGGAGTACATTGAATTTGATACTTCATTATCGGCCAAGGGTGTGTTGGAGCGCACAGGTATTGTTATGGATGCAGATAAAAGATTAGTGGTCCGCTCAAGCGCTGTAAGCGTGAATGCTGTGGTCTACGGTATTGAAACTGCAACAGCTTAATAAAAGGATAAGACTATGTCAAGAAAAATCACAGGCGGCCTTGTAGGTAGTTCATCGCTGGTAGGAGCTATCCAAATTTCGCCCGACTCGGCATTGTCCACCGCGGCGAATCAAGATATTACGTTTAGTCCGGGCGGAACCGGTCGGATGGTTTCTACTGCAAGCTTTCAATTAAATACGCAGAAAGCTTTGAGATTCGGCGACTTAGACAGCTCGAACTATGTTGCGTTTGCTGCACCTGCAACGATAGCGGCTGATTTAACCTGGACACTGCCTGCTGCCGACGGCTCAACGGGCCAAGTACTCACAACCAATTCATCAGGGATCCTGAGTTGGACATCAAAATCTGTTACAGTTACTGATCAAACATCATCAGCAAGCACCCATTATCCTTTATTCGCCCTTGCCACTGGCACAGTGTCTGACTTAAATGTGTCAACTACCAAAATGACATTTCAGCCAAGCGTTGGCAAGTTGAATTTGTTAGGCGCTCAGACCAGCAACAGCAACACCTCTGGAACACTGGTAGTAACTGGCGGAGTTGGCGTAAGTGGTGCATTGTATGTAGGCGGAGAAGTTGTTGCATATGCAGCTTCGGATATTAAACTAAAAGAAAATCTTTCAAAGATTGAAAATAGCCTAGAAAAATTGTTAAAAATATCAGGCTATCAGTATCACTGGAATAAAATTGCGCAAGAAATGTATCCAGAACGCACCATGCTGGACGTGGGAGTTATTGCTCAAGAAGTAAAAGAAATAGTACCATCAGCTGTGGTTGAAAGAGAAGACGGATATCTTGCTGTAAAGTATGAAAAACTGATTCCCTTGCTGATAGAAGCGGTCAAGGCGCTAAAAGCAGAAATTGAAGATATGAAAAGAGAGAATTAAAAATGCCAGTACAGTTATCAAATTGCGGTATAATTTTTTCCAATGGTCAGCACAAGTGCAGGATTGAAGAACAAAGAGAAATTTATGTCTGGAATCTCAACAATTGGTCACCACAGAATGGCGGCCAGTGTTGTGCGTGGACAGTACCCACAGGGACTACTTCAATCAAGTTTGAAATACTGTCAGGTGGCGGCCCAGGTGGCTCGTCAGGTGGTGACTATGATCACGGCATCGGTGGCCAAGGCGGCAATTATGGTGTAAGATCACTGCAAAAATCAGTGAATGGATTTGTAGATGGCGCAACATATACTGTATGCGCTGCTGGCTCATCGGATTGTAGCTGCTGCTGTTCATGTAACCAAAATTGTCGTCATGGATGCACCAGCTTTGTTAATGGCACTGGTCTCAGCAATTTCTGTGCCATCGGCGGCATGGGTGGCTTTACTATGTGGGATATGACCTCCAGCTGCTATAACTGCCACATTGGTAATGTTCAGTGTAACGTGGGTAACTTCAATGCCGGTTGGGGCAATAATGCTTGTGACTCGCCAGTATACGGGTCTGATATGTGTTTTAGAGGAACAGCTGGATCATACAATTCTTCATATGACTGTTGTGCAGATAACTTTTCTGTTGCAGGAGCACCTTCTGGACCAATTAGTACACAGCACGGAGTTGGCGGCAAACATCGCTGCGTGGGTAACTTGGCCTGCTGTTCAGCACACGCAACTTTCCCAGGTGGCGGCGGCGCAGGCCACGCAATTGACTCATCAAGTGCCTGCTGGGGCAGTTTTGGCTCAGGTGGCCTCGTTAGAATAACATATAGTTAAGGAGAAATAAATGCCAACGTGTTTATCGAGTACAGGAATAATTTACGGCAACAGCCAACATCAATGTAAAATTGCAGAAATTAATGAAATTTATGTCTGGAATGTCAACAATTGGAGCCCACAGAATGGCGGTCGTTGTTGTGCATTTGTAGTACCCAATGGTACTACATCTATAAAGTTTGAAATACTGTCAGGTGGCGGCCCAGGTGGCTCATCAGGTGGTGACCATGATCACGGAGTTGGTGGCCAAGGCGGCAATTATGGCGTAAGAACACTGCAAAAATCAGTGAATGGATTTGCAGATGGCGCAACATACACTGTGTGTGCCGCTGGATCATCGGACTGTAGCTGCTGCTGTTCATGTAACCAAAATTGTCGTCATGGATGCACCAGTTATGTCAACGGCACTGGTCTCAGCAACTTCTGTGCCATCGGCGGCATGGGTGGGTCGACTTCATGGGACATGATCTCAAACTGTTACAACTGCCACATTGGAAATACTCAATGCGATCTAGGCAACTACAATGCTGGTTGGGTCAATCATGCTTGTAATAGCCCAGTATACGGGTCCGATATGTGTTTTAGAGGCACAACTGGATCATATAATCACCAATACAACTGTTGTGCCGATGCGTTCGCAGTAGCAGGTGGTCCAAGCGGCCCGTGGTCTGCACCTCACGGAATTGGCGGCAAACATCGCTGCGTGGGCAATTTGGCCTGCTGTTCAGCACACGCAGCTTTCCCAGGCGGTGGCGGCTCAGGCCACGCAATCGACTCATCGAGTGCCTGTTGGGGCAGTTTTGGTTCTGGTGGTCTTGTTAGAATAACATATAGTTAAGGAGAAATAAATGGCACACATAACCAAAATGCTGACATACAGCATACCAGATCACTTATTTTCGTTGGAAAATACGTTGGGTAAAACCAGTACACAGTTATACGAAGGCCCGGACGAAATAGTCATGTGGCTCGATAAAGAAACTGGCTATTTGACGCAGGCGTTTGCACCAGAAGACGAGCCAGATCGTCCCCTACCATTGGATCTCAAAAGAGAAATATTAAAAGCAGATACCGACATAAACTGCTGCAAAATTGGATTGATCTACGGCGGATTAGAAGCACCAAAGATTTACGAAGTTTCTGTTGGTCCAGTTGATCAACCAAATGCCACAGTTGTAGATCCTTCTGATATTAGAATTGTTTATGATAAACAATCTGTAACTGACGATTACACAGCACCGCTTAAATTCTTTGAGAACAAAAGAGAGTTTAGTGATGAGCGGCTTAGAAAGATGAGAGATACAAGGCTAGCTGCGAGTGATGGCAAAATTGCTCCAGACATGCCAGAAGCTCTGAAACAACAATGGCTGGATTATAGACAAAAACTTAGAGACCTTCCTGCAGATTGGGCAGATGTACCTAACTATCTTGTGAGATTTCCTCGGAGTCCTGAAGACGGTCCTAACATGGAGTTTGAACATGAGCACGTTCAGGTTATTAGAATCGCAGACAGAGATGCCTCCGATGCTGATGCTTTACAAAATCTACCCCCAGGCGTTAATTAATTTCGAGTAGTATTGTGCTGGCAACAGCACAATACTCAACGCTCGCTCACATTATTCTTAGAGGCCTAGCCCTCAAAATAAATATCGTACTAGATAGCAAAGGTTACGATATCAATGAAAAAAGCATTTTTTATAAATGGCGGCGCAGGTCGAGTACTATGTGCCATTCCCGCACTAGAGCACTATGTCAAGCACACTGATCCAACAGCAGTCATTGTTGTTGAAGGTTGGATAGATCTATATTTAACCAGCAAAATATTAGCAAATAATGTGCATCATGCTACCAACCCAGATCTTTTTGAAAAATTAAAAGATAGAGAAATCATAACTCCCGAACCGTATAAACTAAACGCATACTTTACTCAAAGATGCAATCTTGTGCAGGCGTTTGACATGTTGATCAACTACGATGTTCCGCCCGAAATCATCCCAGAAACCAAAGAATACAATATCTTTATTGGCAAAAAGGATATTGCACAAGCCAACGAACTGGTCAACGAAGCTAGAAATCATTTTAAAAAGCAACAAGTAGTAATCTTCCAACCATTTGGAAAAACAGCTGGATTACAGGGCAATACTATCATTGACGAAAGTGGTAGATCATTTGAAGTCGATGATATTGTAAAAATACTTGAAGAACTGAATAAAGATTATGCTGTTATAATGATGAGCGAGTTAAAAATTCCTGGAAACAGAGCACTAGGAGTAATGGTACCAGAGAGTGTTAGTTTATTACAATGGACTGCAATTATTAATGCTGCTGATTATTTCTTGGGCTGCGACTCAGTGGGACAGCATGTTGCACATGCTCTAAAGAAACCAGGCACAGTGGTTATAGGCGGTACATTCCCTGAAAATATTTCGTATCCTGGCAGCAGCACACTTACTATAATTGATAACGGCAAAGACGAAAGACGGTATTCTCCAATAAGAGTTGCGGTAGACATTAGGATTGATAGACACAATGAAAATCTAATGGTGCTTAGTGACGAAACTATCAAGACAAT